CACCACCTGCAGAGTTCGCCAAGTTGAGTACCTGTTGAAATCCACCTGCGCCACCACCACCAGAGCCAACAACCATAAACTCCAACGCCACACCACCTGCACCCACTCCAGCCAACATTTGCATAATTATGCTGCCGTATTACCTAAAAGCACCCATTCATCAGTGGCGATCTTGACACAAGTAGCAGTCGCATACTGACCAAACAACTTCAACTTCGAACCCTGAGAACGAATCGTTACACCAGCACCAGCAGCCACAGTCACCTGACCTGCACCCAACTGCAACAAGTTCACCTGTGTACCAATCGGAAACGCAACAGATGAGTTAGGTGGAATAGTTGTTGTGATTCCTGAAGCGTTTGATTGTGTAACAAACTTCCCTGCATCAGCCAACACAAGCGTATATGTCGTTCCAGTTTGTGCGTTCAAAGTTAATGCTTGTGTTGTTGCACCAGCAGATTCCCACGCTGAACCAGTATAAAACCAAAGCGTGTTTGTGTCAGATGTGAACGCATACATTCCCTCACTAAGCACCGTTTCACCGACACCACCAAACGCTGCATCACGGGCTGCGATGTTAGAGAACACCATCACGCTCTGATCCATCAAATATGTGTTGACCTGTGCTGCTGTAAGTACAGCCCCAGATGTAAAGAGTTTTGCGCCTGCGCCTGCCATAGTGTCTCCTAGTGTAACAGTTTGTTGTTTTGCTGTGTTGAGCCTTCAGCCCATTCCAACCATTGCCCAAATATGCGATCCAAATACTGCTGACGGGTTTCGATCTGTTCCTCAACATAGTTAGGGAACGCACCATTCAAGGTTTCAAACATTGGTTATCTCACCTTCTACTGGTGGGGCTTGCCAAACGCCGTCAACAAGTGTCCAGTCGGCAGGATAAAACTTGTCTGTTGTTGCATCATAGAAGTCACCGATGCCAGCGAACTTGCCACGAATGTTGCCGTTGTATGAAGTGCGCACACAAGGCTGTTTCCTGAAATTGCCATACCATTCCTCTGGTGGCAAACCTTCAATAAGTTCCGTTTCATCAATACCAACAATCACTTCGGTAACAATGTTGTTGTATAGAAAAGCGTAATGTGCCATTATGCCCAACTCACATTCCCTGTGCCAGCAGTAATTGTTGTTACGATAAAACCACCTGAAGGTGCAGCAGTTGAACCTGTCAAACCTGCACCGATAGTGATAGTCAAAAAGTCGGGATATTTCAGAATGACAACGCCAGACCCACCTGCTGCGCCAGCAGTTCCTGCTACAGGACTCGCAGTAATACCACCACCACCACCACCACCACCCGTATTTACCGTTCCTGCTGTACCTGCTGCACCCGTAGATGAAGCACCACCACCACCACCAGAACCACCAGTACCAGCCGTACCTGCATACGCTCGTTTGTCAATACCACCACCACCACCACCTGCACGAGTTACTGATGAACCAGTAACAGATGAAGCAACACCATCACCACCATTACCACCAACACTCGCAGTTGGTTTCGTTCCTACTGCTGACGCACCACCTCCACCACCACCAGCACCACGACTGCCTGCTGCCGAATATCCATCGCCACCTGCATAACCTTGATTTGCTGTACCAGCCCCACCAGCACCAACACCACCAGAGTTGTCGTTACCACCACCACCACCACCAGAACCACCAGACAAACCATTCACAATGCCACCAAAACTGTCTTTAGCACCACCACCACCACCAGTTGAAGTGATTGTAGAAAACAAAGAGTTACTACCATTTGACCCAGACACACCAGACGCCCCACCAGAACCACCAGCACCAACCGTAACCGTATGAAAAGAATTTATAGAGAGAAACAAAACTGATTCAGCAGACGCACCACCACCAGATGATTCACCGCTAACCGATGACCGATAGCCTCCCGCGCCACCTCCAGCACCACGACCACCGCCACCGCCACCGCCACCAGCAATCACAAGAGATTCAACAGACACCAAAACATTACGAGATGGAATAGACAAAGTGCCACCCATCTTGAACCAGTCAGAAACCTGACTAGAAGAAACCATCCTGCGTAACGGATTAGCCATTACGAAATCCTATTTACATAACCCGAAATCGTTACCACGTTCGCTGTGCCAGCGTAAGCATAAATAGTGTTCGCAGCCGAACCAGTACCAGTCAAAACCAAACCAGCAACAACAAGTGTCAAACCACTAGCAGCAGGGATTGTCAGTTTGATGTCGTCATCAGGTGTCGCTGTACCACCAAACTGAACAGTTAAAAGCACAGATGCACTATGCCCGTTGTACGCATACAACCACACCTCATCAATAACAGAAGACGATGTTCCTGTTGCATGGATCGTTGTACCCGTAGATGCAGTTTGAACAACCTTGATGCCTTTGCCCTGTGTCGAGCCACTCAATAAAACTTTGCTGAATGTTGCCATGAATGTTCCTTATCCAAAGACCTGTGTTGCAAGAATGTTTTGGTCACTATCAAAACTACCACCACCACCAGAAGCAGCAGCCCACTTAATACCAAGCGTTGTTGATGAATCAGCAGTTAAAACAAAATCATTTGCACCAACACCAAGACGATCTATCGCACTTGCACTACGGGTTAGCAAATCGCCTTTCGTGGTGAGCGTTGTTGTGCCACCCTCAGCACCCGTTGCACCTTGTGGACCTGTTGCCCCTTGTGGTCCAATATCTCCCTGTGGACCTTGCGCACCTGTAGCCCCCTGTGGTCCAACATCACCCTGTGCGCCCGTAGCACCTTGTGGACCAATCGAACCTTGTGGACCTGTTGCACCTTGTGGACCTTGTGCGCCTTGCGCCCCCGTAGCACCAGTATCGCCTTGCAAACCTTGTGGACCGACAGCCCCTTGTGCGCCTTGCGCACCCGTAGCCCCTGTTGCGCCCGTAGCACCAGTTGAACCTGTGTCACCTTTTAATCCCTGCGCCCCTGTCGCACCCTGTGGACCGATAGCCCCTTGTGGTCCTTGCGATCCAGTTGCACCAGTAGCACCTGTTGCACCAGTTGGTCCAACTGAACCTTGCGCACCCTGTGGTCCAACATCGCCTGTGTCACCCTTCGCACCAGTCGCACCCTGCGCACCTGTTGCACCTGTCGGACCAATCAAACCTTGTGGACCTGTTGGACCTGTTGGACCTGCAACAGTACTTGCTGCACCAGTTGCACCTTGTGGACCTGTAGGACCAGTCGGACCTGTAGCACCCTGAACACCTTGAGGTCCAGCAGGTCCAACATCTTGAATAGAAACAACCTGACTGGTTTGCGTAACCGTCACATTGTTGTTCTCTGTAACAGTGACCGTGAACGGTGTGTCAGTGAGCGTTACCGTCATCTAGTCACCTCAGCGTTAACAGTGAAAGTTCCCTGCACAAGTCTCGTAACAGTTGCACCGTTGACCAGTTCAAGATCATAAACATAATCACCTGCCGATACTGCAGCCATATCTGTTGCAGGAACAGTCAAAGTGATAGTGCCAAGCGAACCACCAAGAACAATCCTGCTGTTTTCTGTGGTCAATGTGAGTGCTGTGGTAGTAGCGAAATAGTCGGTGCGAACCTGCATACGGGCTGTGTAACCAGTGAGGTTCACGGGAACATTGGCTGAGTCTTTCCAAGTTAGAACTCTGGTGAATGTTGCGCCTTGTTCTGCTGTGATGAGATATGTTCCTGCTGTCATAATGCCCCGATTGTAACACTCTAAGAAAGTGCGTAATTTGCATCCATTGGTGTACCAAACACTGTGGATGTTAAACCCCATACGCCTGTGCTGGTTGATGCGTCTGCTGTGCCGTTCCAAATCTGTGATTCAAGCGTGTAATCCGTGTAGGTGTCAGCATATGTACCATCAAAATATGGAAGCAAAGTTGAGGTTTGTTCAACGAGAACAGAGTCCATCTGCCAAGTGTCGCCAATTACTCCTGTGATGTAGGTATATGCGTACACCAAACCAGTCACAGCACCAGCAGGTGCAGTTGCCGTAACCGACCAACGCTGAGTGCTTGTGGTCAATACTTGGTTAGCACTTGAAACACTGATTTGTGCGCCACCAGAGTTATACCAAACAATCGCAATTTGCAATCCACGCAAAGTACCTGAAATAGATTTAGCGTAGAAACTTGCTGTGTACTGCAAACCAGCCGTGACATTGAACGAAGCAAAATCAGAATATGTTCCACCCAAACCCGTTCCTGTGTGAACTATCTGATACACGAAAGAACCTGTACCCCAAGTTGCAGCGACTCTGGTATTGGTTGAACCGTTTGGATTCCAGCCTGTTGTGTTTGTTTCAAAACTAGGGTTGGTCATGAGGTTGGTTCGGGTTGTGGTTGTTGTGTACCCACCGACAATAAACGGATCAACCAAATCTGCCACAGCCAAACCAAACTCAACCGTGTGCGAATTAGGTGTGATCACATGACGGATGTTTTCAATACTGTACTCCTTCGTAACACTCGCAGGTGTACCAGTTGGATATGTGCGTGTAATACTCACAACATCAGCGATATCAAGCCCCGTCAAAGCACCCTGATCTGCAGCACCAAGACGGTTGTATATCGTTTGCAGTTTGTCGAACCTGTATTCAGGCAACTTGTATCTGTCCAACAAATCGGCTGCCAACACCAACGCTGCAGCATCATCTTTCAACAACAACCCTGAAAGATTAAGCGTAGAAATCCCGTACTCTGTTTGCGAATCAACATCATTAGCAGTTTGATCTGTGCCACCCTCAACAGAACACACCACCTTGTTATATAGGAACTCTTGACCATACATAACAGACAGGCTGGTGTAAGGAATGTTTGTGCCAGCATCAGAAAAATATGCTGTAGGCGAACTAAACGAGGAAGTAACACGATCAGTAAAAGTTAGATCACCGTTCGCTGCAACAAAAAAATAGCCTTGCTCACTTGTACCAACTTCTTGCAGATAGGTGAGAACATTCGTGTTCGCATCAATGCTAAATGTTGCGCCACCACCCAACGCTGCAGAACCCGTATCAATGTTTCTGGTAGTTGCAGGATAGTTCACTTCTGGCAGATCAAGAATTGCTGTAACCCGTGCACCCGATAGTTCCTCTGTAGGGGTTATCGGATTCTCTGTGAAAGTGTTTGCCAACAACACGAAATCATCTGCAGCCGTAATCGTCACATAACTATTCTCTGTGGTTGCTGTTGGCTGGTTTGGTTCATATGAAACATCTATATCTGTGATACGACCAGAAAACAATGCGACACCATTAGAAAACACGGTAACTTTTCGGCGTGGTGCAACACCAGAAACGCCAAGTGTGCTGTTCCAGTATGGGGAACTTTCGTTGATCGGATCAAATCTGCGATCACGGTTCAACAATCGAACACTGAAAGTACCTGCATTAAAGTTTTGCAACTGGTCAGATCGCCCCCGTGAAATAGAAACCTCTTGCGCATACTGCGACACATCATCGCTGACGGTTGCACCACCAATAATGTCTGTATCCAAAACACCTAGCGTTGCAGAGTCCAAAGTGAACGGGTCAACAGGGAAACCCAACTCCATGAAAATCTGTATGTTTTCACCCCACGCCATTGTTGCCATGTCATGCAACCTTTAATGGCAACGCACCATTCCTGCGTTGGTAACGGGTTAGCACATCAACAATTTCATCACCAAGTTTCGCTGGATCAGTACCCATACCAGCGTTGATAGTGAGGTTCACTGTCATACCTGATTGCAAACGATCTAATGGAATTACTGCTTCAGGTTGCCCTGCCTCAGCCAACAAACCAAGTGTTGGTTTCGTAACGATTCCACCAGTTGCAAACGGTGTGTAACGGCGCATAGCCAAATCATCAGCCTGACCTTGCGAAAGAACACCACTAGCAACACCAGCCATTTCAGCAACACCACGACCAATGCTTGCACCAGTTGAATACCTGATGCCATATTTTGCTTCTGCAGCAGTAGCCTTCGCACCACCAACCCGTGACGATTGCGCCTTTTCCTCAGCCTCAATCAAACGCTCAACTGCTTCCGTCTGGCGTTCAATCGCTTCCGTAACAGCATCAGTCGCATCAACCTGTGCTTTCTTTGCGTCATTCAATTTGTCGAGCGCATCCGTGTATGCGTCAGTGCCTTCCTTCGCACCGTTCACAGCCTCATCCAATAAACGCTCTGCCTCAGCAAGTGCATCAGTAGCCTCAACCTGTGATTCTGTTGCATCCTTTACAGACAGTTTCGCTTCAGCAAGTGAAATCTCTGCCTCACGAATTGCTTGTGCAGACGATGAAGGATCAAGACGAATCGCAGCCAACTCTTGCTCTGCCTGTGCAACAGCAAACACCGAACTTTCAACATCGTAACCAGCACTCTCAACAGCACCCTGCGCTTTACGCAAAGCCAACTGGCGATCCTTCGCCTGCTTACTGTTTGAACCATAACCTGCAACAACCTGATTGAAATATGTTTGCGCATCAGTCAGTTTCAATGTTGCCTCAGCCAAACTGGTGCGAGACTTCATTAGTGATTTGTCTGCGTCACGGGCAGATTTCTGTGCAGAACTCATACCCTTCAACGCATCAATATATTTCTGCAGTTTCTCTTTCGCAGTTTCAACAGCCTTCGCAGCACCACCCCCACCACCAGTTCCACCTGCAGCATTAGAAACAGCGTTCAACGCTTTCACAACCTTCTGAACACCACCTTCCTTTTCTGCCATAGCACCAGCAACCTCAGCAACAGAACCAATCTGTTTCCGTGCGCCCTGCGCTGCAGAACCAATACGCCCAAACTCAACCTCTCCGATATGCCCCAATTCCTGCAGCCCTGCACCAAAGAAGTTCGCAGCCTTAATCAGCAGGTTGATCCCGTCAATGATCCTGTTGATAACAAAAATCCAAGTGTTCAACCAGTTCTCAATGATCTGAATTATGAAGTTGATAACAGAGTTGATGACCTTGCGCACAATCTCAAACTTCATATACAAGGCAACGGCTGCGACACCCAAAGCAATCATGGCTGCAACAGCAATCCCAATCGGATTCATCAAAAGAGTCTTGCCAAACAACTGTGCAGAAATAGTTGCAGCGATAGTTACCAGTCGAACCGTAGTGAATATTGCAGCCAACGCCAACAACGAATTACCCACAGCACCCATGTTCGTTGTCATCTTAAGGAAGTCACCTGACAACATTTTGATTCCAGCACCCAAACCCTTTTCACCAATCACATCAGAAAGTTT